AGTAAGGTATGCGGATGCTTTCACTAGCCCATTGCATGATGTTGTCATTGGTGTCGCAAAAACGCATGAATGAATGTTCCCACCCTGATCTGTATCTGGGCATGCCTTGGCCCACATATTTTTTAGTGTTGATAACTTGATAAACGCCTTGTGCCCACGATCTCATTGTAGCACTGTTCTAGCAGCATAGTAGTTGGGCACTGGTTGCACATTTACACCCAGCAGTGTAGCTCTGCTACGAATATTATTCAGATAGTAAGCCATATTGAGATTCAATGTCATTGTATCTACACCCTGAAAAGTATCTAGCAGTGTGAGTGCAGGAATGTTAGTTTGCTCTGCCACTTGAAACAAACTCACTGTGAAGTTGCCAGCTACTCTGGCATCGCCCATTTGTTGTTTGAAAAAACTCAACACAATATCATACTCAGCCGCAGGAATATTAGCTTCATAATTGTAGAATCTATCAAACACTCTCACTGTTTGATCAAGATTGGTGTTGGTGTAATTAACTGAGCCTGTAGACATTATATAAGTCCTCTAAGGTCGTCGCCATTTGCTGCTGCTGCATTTATGCCTCGAGCATATGCTCGTTGTGTTGACTGTACAGGAAACGCCCAACCGTCAGCTTTATTGATTACTGATCTAACTGCATTGGCGCCATTTTGACTGATTGCTTGTTTGCCTAAAGACACAGCTTCACTTTGAACAATAGATTGCAAATTCTTTCCTTTGAATGTGTTGTAAGCAGCGCCAGCTTTTTGTGCTGCGCCAATCAGGCCTGCCACTGATCCAGATTCCAAGTCTGCCAAGATACCTTCGCCAGTGCTCAGCAAACCACCTTGACCAAATATACTAGCAGTAGATCCAGGGCGAGCCAATGGACTTGGTGTTTCGTCATAGTGTGCTGAATCTGGCCAGCTAATGTTGGTATCTGGTTTGCCAAGGCCGCCATTGAGATACTTCACAGTTTCGTAACGCACAGTCATGGTATGTTGCATGGTGCCATTACCTTGCGAATAGTCGTAGGTGTCGTGATTCCAAGCAGTGATCAGTGGATTGATCAAGATGTATCTAGCATACTTGTGTTGATCAAATCCAATAATTTGTATGTCTCTAAAGAATGGTGGCTTGCCACTGGCTGTTTGTGTGCCATCCATGAAGTTTTCGCCAATGTATCCCCAGTCATTCACACTGCCTATACGATTTTGTTCATAAATGTCTCGGTTGTTGTAACTGAAACCGTTTTGTTTGGTAGCATTTAGGCCAGGTGTGCCGTATGAAGTTGGTGCATTGCTGATGTACTGTTGCGCTGGATCTTTGTAGTAGTATGAATAATACTGATACCACATCTCACGAATGTTGTCGCCGCCGTCGTCATGAAATGTTATGTTCACCGGTTCATAATTGATTTTGGTCTGTACAATTCTTTTGCGATTGTACTGATTCAATGTGGCAACGTCAATGTTGTATTTGGGCAAGTCAACTGTTTTTACTGCCAAACTGAGATTGGCAATATTTTCAGGATTAAAAATTTTACTGTTCTTTAACGCAGGAATTTCATTGTAGTTCAGTGAAAACTGAACATGGAATAAAAATTTAAATCTGGGTTTTAGTTCGTAGGCGTTGGTGCGAAACGTTTTGCTTGCGTGAGTGTAATCACGCAAGCTATTTGTCGCAGTAAAGCCTTGAAGAAAGTCCTGGCCGAAGCTAGACATTGATTAGACCTTAGGGTGCTGTACCAATGCCTGTTACCACATCGTTTACAGTACGGCCAATAACAGCACCAATGCCACCACCGCCTTGATTGCCTTGGTTAGCGTTGTCATAAGAGATGTTCATGGTAATTGCCACTGCTTCGTTGGTGCCATAAGCCATTGGACCATAGTCAGCACTCACAATATAGCAACCATACAGTTCCCATGATTCAAGTACCACTGGTTCGTTAGCGCCGTTGCCACCGTCCAGAATTTCTAACTTGGTCAAGAACTTGTAGTCAATACCGGATGCAGCTGAACTCATTTCCAAAAAGTCCATTTGTTTCTGAATTTGCTCGCCGATCAACTTACTCACATTACCTGACGCATCATCACGAATCTCAACAGCAACATCTGCCCAACTGTGACGTCCGGCTAACTTCAATGTTGAGTTATAAATTGGCAATGTAATTGCTTCAAATGTCAAGTTAGGTCTAGCAAAGCTCACTACCTGCTTGGTTAACTCTGTTGTTGGTGTTGAAACTCCCAAATTCTCAAACATCACTCTAAAGCGATATCTAAGTTTTGGCATTAACAGACCTTGGGTGCTTGCTGATTGATCGCTTGCAAGCGGTACTGTCATTTTGTTTAATGATGAACTTGGCATTGTATATATCTCCTAGTTTTATTTATCTTAGACTTGAGGTCAAAAAATAGGGTCCTTGGACCCTATTTTTACAGGCCTGCGGCTATGTCTCCAGTGTTCTTGATACGCAGAGGAATGTAGATAAACTCCACAGCCTTGACTGGTTCAATTGCAATATCAACCCACAATTCATTGCGGTCAATACGAGCTGGTGTGTTATTGCTCAAGTCGCAAACAACCAAGTAGTCATAGATAGCACGTTTGGCAATCAAGTCAACCATCAAACTGTTGCAAGTGTTGGTGATTTCATTGCGTGTGATCTGATCGTTTGGTTCAAACAGATACAACTTACCAATTTCTTCCAGGCGTCCACGCAAGAATGCAACTAAACGTGCAACGTTGATACGATCTAGTGCTGTGGTAGTTGTGGTTGATGTCTTGTTACCAAAGTTGGTAATACCCACACCTGGAATGAATGTAATTGGGTTAACATTCAAACTGTACAGTACATCACGCAGGCCTTGGTTCACGCCAAGTGGCACAAACTCGCCAGTAGCTCCGTCAATATAACCAAGTTGTGTGGCATTGTCTACCACACCACGGCGTGTACCAGCTGGTGCCAACCATGGATAGCTCACTTCGTCACTGCGAATAATTGTTCTAACCATCATGTGACTTGGTGCTGTTACCACAGTATTACCACTCAAGTCTACAGTTGTACAACTTGGATAGAATGTAGCAGCATAGTTACTGGTAGCTGATTGTCCATCGCCAGCTAGTGTGCCCAAGCCATTGTTGTTGGTAGCCCAGGTTGTGATGTCAGTACCTGTGCCAGGCAAACGCATTGGAGTATCACCAACCACAAATAGTGTGTTGTTACGCTCGTTGCTGAGTGCAATCATATTAGGAATCAACTCTGGATAAGCAGGTGATGCAATCAATGTGTACTGTGCAGTGTCTTCTCTTGCGCCTAGGCTGGTATCCAAGCCTGATCTCATTGCTGCCACAACCATCTGACGTTGTGCCAGTCGACCCGCATACATGCTACCGTCTTGCTTGTTACCTGACGCTGTGAGCCAAGTGCTGGTCACTGCTGGCAATGTGTCATCTGGGAATGTGGTCGCATTAAAGTAATCACTTTGATAGCTCTTGACATTATAACCTGAACGTCGTGTGTTCCACAACAACATACCTTGTGGATATAGTGCTGGATTAGGTGCATCCAAATCCAAATAGTTGCTGGTCAGCAAACTCACAATAGATGGAATTGGATCTGCAATAGGATCTGTTGTGCCATTTGGTGCCCAACGAGCATCAGCAAACAATACACCATTCTGTGTGACTTGATCTGTAGTATCAACAGATACCCACTGATCTACTCCGCTTACAGATTCCCAACGATACAATAGAGGATAGTTTTCTAAGTCGCTGGTGTCAACCCACAAATCACCATATACTAAAGCACTAGCTGACACATCATTTTGTGTTGTAGGTGCTGTGGCAGCACAAATTGGGCCGCTGGCATTGGTCTGTGTTAAGTCATATCCGCGAACATCGTTAGCAACGTTTTGATAGCCAAACCAGGAGCCACCGTTTTGAATCATGATGTCAACTTGAGTTGGTGTTGAATAGTACCACAATCTGCCATCAGCAGGATCCTGATAAGGTGCTGTGGCACTAGAAGTGTATTCAAATTCTGGCTCACTACAGAAGTTAGACAATATCAATGTTGTATAATTGGTAATACTCAATCGGCAATAAGGTGTGTCTGCTGTGAATCCAGCTGTGGTAATTGGAGTACCTTGTCCTGCCACTGCTGCTAAGGCAATTATACCACCTTGGCTGTGAGTAAACACAATATTACCGGCCGAGTTTACACTAGCTGACACATAAGGAATATTGGCTGCACTAACATCAGCAATAAAACTAGCAATGCTGGTACCACTTAGAATAACAGTAGCAGTAGTAGAACTACTGCTACCTGCTTGAGAGCCAGATATTGTAAATCTATTTCCAGCAATAAACAACGAATCACCATTGGCACCTGGCGTTGTGGTGCCGGTAACTATAGTTTGTCCAAATGCACACTGTCTGTAAAATTCAAATCCCATCGAACTCAGTGGTGATGTTTCTGCAAAATTAGCAGCAGGTTGTACCCATAATGTTCCTACTGGAATATTTCTTCCACCGCCTGTAGGATCAAATGCATTGATTGCAGCAGTTGTGTTAAAATATGCAGGACAGCTTTGTAGCACCCATTCTCCTAAGGTTGCACTATATTGTTTTAGTTGAACTGCTAGGCCATTATTTGCCGGGCTGCAATTATTCCATACAGAGCCAGTGGGTCTGCCACCTCCAGTATCACTAGTTCGCCAACGTGGTGCTCCATAACTGTATGCAGCAAGAAAGATTGGCGCCAAATATTCGATTGCTTGAATACCAAGCGCAGTACACAATGCGGCACCACTGGCATTAGGCTCAATACTGACAATACCACCACTTGCAGTACTACCATCGTTGGTTGCAGTATCATCTGCGTATATCACAAATGTTCCATCAACAGCCGCAGCAGTCACACCTGTTATGGCTGCTGCATTAACCGCAGCAACAAATCCAGCCAAGGTGTTAGAGGGAATAGCCGGCACAGCTACAGAAGTGTCATTAATAAAAATACTTTGTCCTGCTGTGAGTGTGGGATTGGTTACAGAACCTTGGATTGTAGGCCAAGATTCTTGCCATGCTGCACTGCCAACTGAAACCCAAACGTTATTAGAATTCTTATACCAGCCCACGTTCCAAATAGCTTCGGTAACACCAAGTGATACAATAGCGTAATCACCAATGCTGCCTACTGTGTTAATAGGAGTGTAAACTGTTTGACCAGTGACACCACTGGTGCTTTGGACAACATTAGCACTGTCAGTAATTAACAGTGGTGTTTTTACTGTGAATGCGGCGGTAGTTTGATTCCATTCTTGGATCCCCCACACAGATGTAGAAGTATCCAACCAATATGCGCCATCAGCTGGTGATCCTGTTGGGCGGGTCAAGCTGGCTGTAAGTTCAGTTAAATCAATGTCCACACGCTGAACATAAGCACGATTTGAAATGCCCAATGAGCTGTAAGCAGCCAATAATCCGTATTCGTTGAGTTCGTAACCATTGATTGGAGTACCAGTGGTTGTGTTATAGAAGAATGGCACACCAAAAGTGGCTGTTAAATCACGCTGACTGGTGATTAAATATGTTTTGTTAGCGTTGGCCGCTGTGGTACCAGCAGCTACTCCAACTCCAGCGCCAGATACT